AGATGAGGCGCTCGAAGGCGGCATTGTGCGCGTAGATGCGTCCGGTGTGATTCCGAACCATCTCGGGAAACGGCTGGTCGGGAGTCCAGGTGACAACCTCATCGTCGTCAAACGCGTAGGACATACAAAGTACATCGGTGGTTCCATCTTGGGCATAGTTATAGACTCCCCGTGAGGATAAGTCGCAGCGGCTGCGTGTCTCGAAGTCAATCCAGAGTATTGTCATGGTAGAGGGTGACCCCTGTCATCTTGCCAGCATCAGGTCGAACCGACCAAGGAAGAGCCTGATGATTAGATGACCGAGGTCATAGAAAAGGTGGGGTACTCGCTGCACTGCCTTTGCATTTCAGCTAACTGGTCAGCATCCGCTTTCCCCCGTGCTACTTAGCCGCGGCGGCGGCGGGCAGGTGCGGCTTCGGCTGCTGGTGCTTCCTGCTCCTCGGCCTCGTCTGCTTTACCATCCATCGACACCCACTCGACGATCTCAAAGACCGGCGTGAAGATGCGGCCATACGACTTGTGCGTGTAGTGGTCTTTTTTGAGACGCACGATCGGCACTGGCTTGCTCTGGTTCTTCTCAACCTGCTCGGCAATCGCAACCGCCAACTGCTGAACAGCTCGCTTGCCACCCACGGACGTGACGGTGTAGCGCGCCTCCATGTCCTTGTCGGCGCCAGTGACGCACTTCAGGGACATGCCGACCTGCGCCTCCCAACCACGCTTGGCGTTGGGTGGTGCTGCTTCCATCTCAGGCAGCGGCTCGGATACCGACACCATCTTCTCACCCAACACTTCGCCTTCACCCCATGCAATAAAGCCGTGGATGAAAGAGAACGGGTTGATCGCCCACGTTGCGTCGTCATCGACTTCGGTCTGGTCTGCACCAAACACCCAGTGGCCGGTCTTGTCCATTTTCAGGATGACGGAGCCTGCTGGGCCGACTTCGGTCTCAAGCGTGCGCAGTGCGGTTGAGAGGGTGGATACGGCAGGCAGGTTAGCGCCTTTAAACGTGACCATATTGGACATTACTGTACTCCTATTAAAGTTTAGAGAGGGCTGCAGTCAACTGCTTCCCGATTTGCAAAACCGCTGGCCTCGGATCAGACTCCGGCGCCAACGTACTCCCCGACGAGATCGATACGACCAAATCCGACGGGAAATCTAGTGTAGTCTTTTTCAAGACTTTTTCAAGCTGTGCGGGCGATTTAATTTTTGTCTCATACGCATCTTCTACGCCATTCGCATCAGCCCATGCTTCAATCTTCGCCTCGTCCACCCACTGGCGTGTGCCACGCTTGGCGACCAGTTTGTAGCCAGGCACGGCACGGTCGTTCTCAAGCATCTGGAACGCAAGCGCGCGCAACTCCTTGATGTAATCCTCCAGCATATCAGCCTGACGCAGCTGTGTTGCGATCTGTTCTGCCGGCAGGTTAGCCAGCTGCACCTTCAGCGCACGATCAGCTGCACCGGTCATGCGCGGGCAAATAGGTTTTGCGGTACACCAACGGCAGTGGTCGCCTGTTGCAAACGGCGCTTCTGGCCATGACGAGAGACGCACAGCGTAAAGCAGCTCTTGTTCGAACTGCTTGATGCGCTCGGGCGTGGTGACCCAACGGCGAATCGATGGCGGCTGCACGATGATGCACTCGATCTCTTCAGCGCCTTCAAATATCCATTGTGCTGCCGGTGTTCTCATTGCCGCAGCTGCGTAAAATAAGAGCTGAGGATTTTCCACAGCATCAACAAGTACGCCATCGCCAAATTTCCAATCAAGAACGATCGCGCGTTTACCTTTACGCCCAAGTAAGTCAGTGCTACCAAAGACACCAGGCAGAAAATCGCCAAAGGCAACTCGGGTCTCCACCATGTACTCCATCTTCTTCTCTGGATCGACTTCGTCGAGTAGCGCGAGAGCGGGAATAATCTTTTCATCGAGTAGCTCCGGTGTGAGTATCTGATCTTTGTACGTGGCGCCCAAGCACTGCTCTGGCCTTTTGTCGAACTCAAGCAGTTCGGCGATGACGTTATGCAGGAGAGTGCCGCGCGCTGCGTGTTCGGACTCGGCTTGTGGTGGCATCTGTTGCACAAGCTTGACCGATGCCGGGCAGTTGATGACGCGCTTGGCGGTAGAGCCGCCGACGATATTGGAATGTGACATTGAACTGTACTCCCGTGTAGTGATTGAGCCTCGACTGTAGTCCCTAAAATAATCCTTGTCAAATACTTTTTGATGCCTTATATTTCGCAGCATGCTTGAACGCGAAATTGAAAATTACTTTGTGTGGACAGTCGAACGCGCCGGCGGCAAGACGTACAAGTTCAGGTCAGTCAACCAGCGCGGAGTGAGTGATCGCTTGGCTTGTATGCCTGATGGATCAACGTGGTTTGTCGAATTGAAAACCAAAGGCGGTCGGCTGTCTGAACTACAAAAACGATTTGCCAACGACGTTATTGCGTTGCAACAGAACTACGTTTGTTTATGGTCGAAGGAGATGATTGATGAGTGGATTAGCACTCAGGCCGTATCAAGATGAAGCGGCTGATTTTTTGTATGAGCGTGACCGGGCGATGATATTGGCGCCCGTGGGCGCAGGCAAGACGGCGATCACGTTGACTGCCATGCAGGCGATGGTCAAGGACGGCTACGCAAGCCGGTTCCTTGTCTTGGCACCCAAGCGTGTCTGCACGGACGTTTGGCCCATCGAGGTGCCCAAGTGGGCGCCAGAGCTAGATCACCGCGTCGCCGTGGGCAGCCCTAAAGATCGAGCGGCAGCACTGCGCTCGTTTGTGGCGATAGTGGTCACTAACTACGACAACATTCAATGGCTAGCCGAACAGGACTTGTCTGACTTTGACGCCATCGTGTTCGACGAGCTGACTAAACTGAAGAACCCATCCGGCACGCGCTTTAAAGCCCTGCACAAGGTGATCGACCAGTTCAAGATTCGCTGGGGGTTGACAGGATCGTTCACCAGTAACGGCCTTGAAGACGTTTTTGGCCAATGCAAGATCGTTGACGAGAAACTGTTAGGCCGTGCCAAAGGCGCGTTCCTGCAGCAATACTTCGTCTGCATGAACCGCGACTTTGGCGAGTGGCTGCCGCGCCCGGGCGCCCTGCCGTTGGTCATGGAGCGCATTAAGCCGGCGACGTTCGTCTTGGAGCCTGGCGAATACAAGGACAAGCTGCCGCCCTGCCATGTGGTCGAGCTGCGCAGCCAGCTGGACGACCGACAGCCGTATGAAAAAATGAAAAAAGACTTCGTGGTGCAGTTTCCAACGGCTGAGATTCTGGCGGCTAACGCTGCAGCGGTCACAAGCAAGTTGCAACAGATGGCGTCGGGGTTTGTGTACGACAGCAGCCGGGTGGCGAGCGATGCGCCGGGTCAGTTCACATCCAGCAAAACGGCGGTGTGGTTTAGCAGTCACAAGTTTGATCGATTAGATGAACTACTAGAGGAAAACCAACATGCCAATACGCTCATTGTTTACCAGTTTCAGGAAGAGGTGGCAGAACTTCGTCGCCGCTATCCAAGGCTTGCCACCCTCGACGACGACCGAGCGATCGAGCGATGGAACGCCGGACAAATCGAACTTCTTGCCGTCCATCCTAAGTCAGCGGGACATGGACTTAATCTACAGCACGGGGGAAGCCACATGGTATTTCTGTCGTTGCCGTGGAGCCTGGAGCTGTACGAACAAACCGTTGGACGGTTGCACCGTTCCGGGCAACTGCACGACGTCTGGGTCTATATCCTACTCGCCGAGAAGACAGTTGACGAAAAGATCTGGGCAGCCCTACACGACAAACGAGCAATTTCCGATATAGCGATGGAGGCGTTGAAATGACTATTTTTATCCCGGTGTTATGGGTTTGCATTAACGCTCATTGTGAGTTTATGCAGAAAAGAGACTTCTTCACTAGTGAAGAGGTGTGCAAGGAAGAGGTGCGTCAGCAAAAGCAGAAGATGCGTGAGCGAGCGAGCCAAAGCGGTGGTGAGATTACGCAGTTAGAAGGCACTTGCATTGACGCGACAGTGGATAAAAACTTGAGAGCGAAGGGGGAGCAATGAGATACCTGTTACTACTACTGGCAGCGCCTGCAATCGCTGCCCCGCCCGACTACCTGACGTACACGAACGACATCAGTGTCCAGACCGTGTTGACCCAAGAGCGCCCCAGCTGGTGCCACGGCATGAAAATGGCCTTCGACATCGACGGGCTGCAGCGTGCCTACTACGGCTGCTGGGCGGGCTCGCAGGGCTTTGTGCATATTGAAATGTTGGACGGCAGCAAACGTATCATCCCGATGGCAAAATTTACCAAAATGAAAGAGGACGCAAAATGACTGACTTTACCAAGTACGAAACCCAGCGTGAGATTCTGATCGACTACCTGCATGTCATGATCGCTAGATCCGATTGGCACGGCGTCTCAGATGTGGCCAACGATCTGCGCGAACTGGAGGCCGAACAACGTGAAAAGAATTGACTACTGGAAGGCCAAACTAAAGGCCGCGCAGACTGAGGAGCGCATACGCCAGAAGGAACTAAACCAGATGGCCAAAGCGTTTGAGCGGGCACTGCAGCAGGTTAATGACATAGAACAAAGGATAGAAGATGAAAAAGCAAAGCTGGCGCGCACTGAATGATGTCTTGGCGTCGCTGTCTGAAGAAGAGGTGTTCGCGCTACTGACGCATGAGACGCTAAACGAGCGCCGCAGCTCGCACCTGCAGCGCCTGCACCAGCGCTACTGTGCCCTGCGTGACGCCCGTGAGCGGTTGGAAGTGATGGCAAAGGCGGTACGTCCATGAAATGTATGCAGTGCGGCGCCAAGACCCATGTAGTCAACACCACCCAGCAGCCAGGCGGCATCCGGCGGCAACGCAGGTGCCCATCATGCAAGAACAATGCCTACTCAGCCGAGGTGTGGGTTGCAGGCAACGTAATGGCGGGAAAATCGATTTATACTAAGGACGAGGCGGCGTTGATAAAAAAGAAAGGTGTTGACGCCCGCCGTGCAAATGAAGATAGGAGGAAAGACGATGTTACGTGATGGCTACTTTATCAAGGAAGAACCACCCAAGATCGGCGCGCACTACACGCCGCAGTTGTATCAGCGCGACTCTACGCCAGAGGAGCGGTTTGTTCAGGACATCATGCTGGGCGTGCCCATACGGTACGAGTCGCCGATGGTGAAGTTCTTGGGCAGGCTCTTGAGCGTATGAAGGAGCTTGTCCTCGTCTATTACGCGGCCATCGTGGTCGCCACCGTCGGCTTTCTGGCGTTTTTCATTCCCGACCAGCCCCGGCCAACACCGGCTGAGTGCGGTGTGGCCGAGATATCGCCCGACATGTCGGTACGCGATCGTGAGGTCTGCCGGCAGCTACGCCAGCATCGTCACCGCATGTGATTGCGCCTCTGCTACCCGGCGCATCCAGCCTTTGCCAAAGGTTGCAAACGTCGGGAGCGCCTTGTAGAACAGCTCCTTCTCCATGCTGAACTTAGCGATCAAGTCTTTCTGATCGGCGTCTTTCAACGCCTGCATGGTCTTGGGGCCGATGGCGCCATCAGGTGTCGTTCCGATCGCTTTCTGCATGGTCTTGATCGCTCTGCTTGGCCCTGCATTGATCGCAAAGTCGAACATCAGATAGTCGAGCCCCGTTGGCAGCTCGTCGGCTCTGACCGCATCCCAGTACTTCTTCTTGTACATAGGCGCCACTGTAGCCGGGGTCAACGCCCGCATTTCGCTTTCGCCAACAGCTTTGCCGACCCATTCTTCCCACACTTTCTTGGTGACACCCAAGTTCGTCATGCCGCCTGGGTCTTTGGGATGATTAACAAACCCGCCTTCGTGCTTCAGGATTGCTTTAAGGGCTTCGTCGAAGTTCTCTTTCATTTTTTCGCTCGCATATCAATGATCTTCTCAAGCGTTCTGCCGCCAAAGTAGAACGACATCACCAGCATACCCCACTGACCTAGCAGCTCGACGAACGAGTCGGCGATATCAACCAGCGCAGCGTCAAGGATCGCTAACGCCATGTAGGCGACCAAGATGTACACCAGCGTCAAGGGCCGAATGTTCTTGGACAGCCAGCTGTCGCTGGCCATGTCGGCTTTTAGCCGGTCGGTCAGGTTGTTTTGTTCCGACTTGTACAGGTCAGTCTCGTTGGCCATCTTGGCCAGCTCGCCATCCTGCGCCATCTTGGCCAGTTCTAGTTGCGCCTTGGCCTTCTGTTCAGGATCAGGAATCAGTTTGTCGATCAGTTTGCCGCCAATACCCAGCAGCGCGTCAAGTCCTAGCATGTCAACCTCCTTGTTGGAACATCCACCATATAGCCCAGCAGAATATCAAAATAATAATGACGATAACGATACCTGCACCCACTGCTTCAATACCATCTATTAGGCGCTGCCGTTCGCGGCGCTTCTTCATCTCTAAGGTCTTTTCATGCAGGCGCTTTTCTGTCTCAGCCTGCCTGGCTGCTTCGGCCTTGGCTTCGCGTTCGGCTCGCAGCTTACCCATGCGCTGCCAGAACTCGTCCCACATGCCGGCTTCTTGGAAATGGTAGGTGAAGATGTGCTTGATGTCGTCATAATACTGCTTGATCTGACGATCAATAATCATCAGCTCCATGACGTACTCAGCATCTGATACGTAGTCGGGCACGGGCTCGCCTTTGGCCACTGCAGCCTCTTGAGCGACCTTGGCCTCTTCAAGCTGACTGCGCTTGGTCTCGTATTTGCCTGCAGCGGAGAAGAACTTAGTAACGCCCGACATGGAGTCGGCTAGGGTCTTGCCCGACTCGACTGCACCGTTGATCTCGTCAAACGCTTCGCGGGCAAGAGCAGCCGCCTCTTTGACGCCAGTGACAACAGCCTTGACGCCCGCGACCGCCAGACCGATTGTCACCGGATCGATCATTTATCCTGCTTGGCCTCTAGTCGGTCAAAGATCTTACCCAACATCTCACGGATGTCGCGCAAATCGTCCTTGTAGTCCTCACGGGTGACGTAAACGTGCGGCATGGCACGCACGTCCGTGTCTAGCCGGTCTAAGGATCGGTGGATGTTGTTCAACACCCAGCCGCCAAAGAACCCCGCGATCGCAACAGCGATATTGAAAAGCACTTGCGAGTCCATGTTATGCCCACGTACCTACGTTGATGTTAGCGCCTGATGCGCCAATAGGGTAAATCATAAAATAGCTACCCAAAGCGGTTGTGTACGCGCCGCCCGGTGCTGCTGACAGTGTGTATTGCGGTGTAAACGTGCCGCCAACGTTAACCGACACTGTGCCTTTTATAGTGTAAGTCCTAAATATGTTCGCCGAAGTTGAAGTGCCATTACTAAAGGTTGTGTTAGACGCAGTTTGAACATATATGCCAATAGCGCCCGTGCCATCCGTGGTAAATGCTGAGTTGTTACTAGCTGAAACGCCGGCGTAAGAAATATTGTTTAGCGTTGCTGTACCACCAAAACCTAAGCCCACCGAATGCGACGTAGTGCCAGCAGATTTACTAAGCGCATAAACAGCCTCAAACGCATACACGGTACTGGACGACAACGTAACGCCTACGCCAAGCACACTTTGTGCTGTGTTGACGTTAGCACCTGCCAAAGCGGAATCCAAACGAAAAAACTGAGCGCCCGGCACCACACCACGCTGTGTGCCTTGAGGCGTTTTGTAAAACACTTTGCCATCGTATTCCGTTTGCCCAGCAACCGCAGGGGAAGACAATGTGCCTGAAGTTAAAACAAAAGGCTCTGGCGATGTAATTCCGTTAGTACCATCAATAATTACTGCCATAATCAGCCCTCGTAAAGAATGTTAATAGTGCCAGCGTCAAAGGTGTCTGTGCCGTTGACGGTAGTAATACGAACAGTTGTAAGCACATCCGAAAGTGTTTTTGACCCTGCAAAAAAACTTCCGCTTGCTGAATCTGATCTAGCAAAAGCGCCGGAAATAGCCCAAACGTTTGCCGATATAAGCCCGATGGTAGCCAAACCTTGATTGACTGCTGTTGATCCAATTGATCTAGTCGTAATAAAACCAGCAGTAGAATTAACGCCAGTGCCAGCCTGATCTGCGTTACTCGCGTATCCAGTATTCTCAATACCACCGCTATCGCCAAGCTGAATCAAAATATTGCTCGACCCGTTCGTACTCACCCCATTAAACATCACCGTAATCCGTTTGACCCAAGACGGTATTGATGTAAAGTCTACCGAAGTACCCGATGCAGTAACAGCCGTACCTGACTTTATCTGGCCATACGCGCCGGTAGACGCCACAGTAAACTGCGTCGTACCATTGCTTTGCAAGGCTAGATTGCCGCTAGTGTCAGCGGTCTGGATATAGCCTGTTGAGGTGGATGCGTTAAGAGTAACAGCCATAATTATTGCTCCGCAGAGGGTTCAGCCGGTGTTTCGACAGGCGCTTGTGCAGCTTCAATCGCCGCGATTTCTTCAGCTGTCAATTCGACTTGGGTCACTTGACCAGTTTGTACGTCAACCACGATTCTGTGCATGATGTCCTCTTATTCGTAAAGAATGTTGATGGTGCCAGCGTCGAAGGTGTCTGTGCCGTTGACTGTAGTGATGCGGACTCGGTCGAGTGTGCCGGATAGTGTTTTACTTCCACTGCCAACAATTCCTGTAGCTGAATTTGTTTGCGAACTAACGATTGAAGCAACCCACAAACCCGTCGATGAATTTAACAAGCAAAGAGTAATAATTGACTCAAGAACTGTAGATGCCGCAACGCTTGGAGAGATAAAAAATCCGGTTGAATTAAGCGTATTTGTAGTGTTAGCAAGCCAAACGGATCCAGTATAAGACGTTGCTTGTATGCCTCCACTTGTGCCTAACTGCACAATTGGGTTACTTGACCCATTTGTGCTTAATGCTGAACACATCACCGTAATCCGTTTAACCCACGACGGAATGCCAGTGAAGTCAATCGACGTACCGCTAGTAGATGCTTGAGCAGTACCAGAGATCAACGGCGCTAGTGTACCTGTGGCGGCGACCAACGTCTGCGTATTGCTGCCAGAAACAGCGGGAGCCGATATCGTAATCGTGCCGGACGTGTCGCCTGAAAGAACTACTGAAGCCATAATTTATCCTTTACAAAACAACCCAGCGACTGCCGGATGAGACGGTGACAATCACCGGCGCGGTGATGGCGTCCAACGACACCGACTGCGAGGGTGACACTGTGTAGGTACCAATACCGCCGGTGCCCGTGCCTAATTCCGTAATCACCGTGCCTGCCGTAATGCTGGTGCCTACAATCACCGACCCTACAGCAACAGCGCCAGAGGTGGCTGTGTCAATCGTCAATGTCGTGCCTGCAATACTACCCGTGCCAACAAACCCGCCGCCTAGCGTAATCGGGCCGGTAGACATGGCATTCTTAGTAGCCGGAATTGTATAACTGATCGTGACAGTCTGGTCGTTCTCAATAAACACTTCGTCGTTACCGCCGCCGGTCGCACCCGCAGCACCGCCCACCTGACCCCACTGATTATTGCTAAAACCCTCAAACAGATCTAGCGTGCTGTTGTAGCGGAACATGCCTTCAGCTGGCACAGCAGGCCGGTCAGTCGTGGCGCCCACAGGCATCTGCACGTAGCCAAAGCCGGAGAAGGTGACATCTTGCGTGGCCGAAAGAGTAGTGAACGCGCCCGTGTTAGGCGACACGTCACCGATCGGAGGTGGCGAGCCGAACGACAGGTTGTCCACGGGCACCAGGATATTGTCCGTGGTGTATTGCGTTACGTCGTTCTCGTCCTTGACGACGAACTTGTACGCGATTGTTGGCTGCAGCCAGATGTTGGCCATGCCACGCGAATCAAGGATGATCGGGTTGGCGTTAGCTGTTCCGCCCGCCTGGTCGGTGTAGGTCGCAATCGGGGTCGTCGTGCCGCCGGCGTAGGTGTAAACCTTACCGGCTACCAGCGGGTTACCGTTGGCATCGAAGAACTGCTGCTTGGGTGTTGGGGTTAGGGATGCCATTTAATCTTTCCTCATACTATTCTGGTTCTGATTCTGATCTTGCGGCGCCAAGGCATTTTTTACGGTAGCCGACACGTTAAATTTCCCGCGAGTTAGTTCAGGGCCGTACCGCGCAAAAGCCTTGTACACCCGCCCCCGATCGCCAAAAGGCACTTCGTTCAGCATATCCTCAAAATTTTTGCCAGACTCAAACCCTTTTTCTAGTATTTTTGCCGTCTTAGCATTGATTTTGCCAGAAAGCTCGCTGAGTATAGCGTTACCCACAGTAGCTTTGACGCCAAAAAACGGAACGCGTAACTTAAATTGATTTTGCGTAAATATGTCTTTAACGTCAGCGGCGCCTTTTTCAGCGCCAGATTTAATTTTTTGCCCGCGCTCTAGTTCGCCCGCAACTTCATCCAAAACTTTGAATTTGTTGCCCATCTCCACTTTGATGTCGTTGCGTCCGTGGCCAAATATTTCTTCCACCAATTCGGGTGACTCACCTCGAACTAACCGCAAAAAGTCGGACTTATCTGCTTTGCCGTACAAGTTGCGGGCAACTTGCGCCATCTTGCGCTGGTTGATGACGTCCATGCCATGCGAGAAGGTGTCAAGATAATCCTTCCAGCCAGTGCCGCCCGCTTTGATGATGGCGTCGTCAATCAACGGGCGTACTTCCCCTAACAGGCGAGCCGCGTATTTGGCCGACGTTTTAGGGTCTTTACCCACCATCAGTCTGTCAATTACTTCGTTAACCGTATCTTTGCGAATACTGTAAAGAGCATTGACGTCAATGACGCCGCCGTTGCGGGCTGTCCACTCTTTAATTTTTCTGGCTACTGCTGTTAGTACTTGACGGTTAACGTCCGACACACCAACTCTAGGATTGTTTAGTTTAGCGTTGATGTCACGAATAACGCCGTCAGTGTCTAGTGGTGACAACCCTTCTGCTTTTAGGCTGTCAGCACGACGTTGAGCAAAACGAGAACCTTCGCCATACAGTAATGATTCTTCAGCCGCGCGGGTGGCCACGCGTTCTGCTGCGTCTTCCATTTCGCCGGTAAACTTCAGTCTATCTGCGCTAACGTTTGGTGATAGATCGGCCTGAGTTTTAGCCGCGTTTAACCGTTGACGGGCAGCCGTAAACCGACGTACATCGCCTACTTTATCGGCGGCGATCTCACCTAGTGTAGTGGCTTGACGCTCTAACCTTTGTTTGTACTTGCCCGTATTAGCTGCTGCTAACTCAGTCTCACGCATCGGCGTGGTGATGTCGGTTAGCGCTTGTTTTGACGCGAGCAAACTATTAGCAATCTCTGTGTTTGTTGCGCCGCCCGCCAGATTGTCTAACCTAGATTGACGGGTTTCCTCACGAAACTTATCTAATTTAGCGTAAAAATTCTTAGTGTCTTTAATGCGCGCTAGTTCGCCTAACGCCTGAATTTGATTGCGGTCAAGATCGGCAAACATTTCAGCTGCGCTTAAATTGCCTTGCTTACTTCTTATTAACGCTTCAATTTTTGGTAAGTCTTCCCCGGCAGCTTCTCGCGCAATTTTGGCCGCAGAACGTTCTGCGCCGCCTTTAAATTTATCGACAATATACCCACCCCCTGCCGCAAATGGCGTCAGTGGGTTAGTGTATTTAGCTGCAGTATCAAAACCAGTAACTAACGCTCTCTCCAATGGGATTACGTCAGTTGTTTTAGTTAACTTGCGTTGCCCCTTACCCGCAAGTTTTGACACGCCGGCGCCGCCACTAAGTACGGTAGACAGGTCGCCCAAAAACCCAATAGGGTCTTCGGCCATTGTGCGTTTAAGTTCTTCTGTGCCACCAAAGCGTTCGGCCAAATAATTTGCAAAATTTTCACGCGCCGCTATCGCGCGTTCACGGGAATCGCCACCATACAAAATATTGGGTGTGATCGGCTCCATAATGCCGCCTAGCAGATCGCCTAGCCCGGTTGTGGTCTGTATTGGGCTGGTGATGGCTTGCGCTACGTCAGTCACTAATTTTATGCCGCTGGCGGGCGCGTTACGCAGCGCAGCGCCGGGCACTTCACTTAACTCGTAATTGCGCCGCGCAGGTATTTCGCTAACAGGTTGCCCTGAAATTTCTGCTGCCCTAAAAAAATCTTCGGGCACCGAAGTTTCTTCTTGCTCTTGTGCTTTTGCTTCTTTGTACGCGGCAGCCACCGTGTCAAATTCCGGCGTACCTTTCTTATCCGCGTTTTTAACAATCCACGCTGCGTAATCGTCGGCAGTGGCCATAATTACTTCCTATTTAAAATTGCGTCAGCTTCACTTCGCACAGAACTTGACTGGTCAACCGTTGGGGCTTCGTACAAAGTTTTATGTTGGGCTTTTAAATTGTTTTCTAAACGCCGGGCTTGCCTAACCACGTTTCTTAATTGATCCGCAAAATTAGGTGCTGCCGGATCGAGGCGTTCCACTGCATCCGACACAATTTTCCACTCTTGTACTGCCATGTTGCCAAGTTTGCCTTCTTGCGACATGATGCTTTTACCCATCATGGTAACTTTACCTTTAATGTTGTCTAGCAACTGTTGCGCGCCGCGAGCGTCGCTCCCCGGCATTGAAGGTAATAAAGCGTTAAATCCTGTAATACCAGGTAAACCTTTATGCGGTTTAATTTTTTTCTTTTCATTCCCAATTAAAGAGTCAACGTTTCTTTCAATATCGTCGGCGGTGTCTTTAGCAACGGTAATGCGTGCGTTATCGACGGATTGATCTTTTTTAAGTTTTTGCGCTTGCACCGGAGAAAGCGGTTTATTGCCGGCGTCATAAGGTTTAAGTGCTTGCCCTTTATCGTCTGTAATTAACCGACCTGTTCTCGCATCACGCATTTCTGGCCCGTTAGGCCCTTGTACCGTTACAGTTTGTACTGGTGGAGCTACGTTTGTAGTCGACACGGGGCGAAGCGCTTGTTTCCACTGAGGAAAAGTGCCTTTAAACGTGCCTGCTTTAACTGCTTTTCGCCATTCGCGTTCGTCTGCAGTTTCTTTTTGTTGGTCTAAAAACTCGGCAAACGTGCCGGTAAAACCGCCGTCTTTAGCAGCATCATAATTACGTTGTTCTGTGGTTCTACCTTCTGGTGCAGCTGGCAATGCTGTTTTAGTAATTGATGCCCCTGATTTTTGTTGCCCAAAGGTTTTGCTATACCGGTTCTCGTCCACATACACAATGGAGCCGCCAATATCGCGGGCTACCCATTTAGGCTCGGTATTAACTATTTCCTGCGTAACGCCCGTTAACTGCCCATACGTTGCGCTGTTTGGATTCATGTCACGGAATGAAATTTTGCCGTCTTGTTCAATCTGTTCTGGTTTAGGCGTGGTGTCTACCAAAGCTTCAGCGCCAGCTTTCATTTGACCCACAGTCGCGCTGTACGGATTTGTATCCACTAAAACTTCTTTGGAGCCTACTTTTCTCAACTCCCATTTAGGTTCGGTATCCTCTAAAGCCGAAGTATAGGGTTTCATCTGGCCTACAGTCGAGCTATATGGGTTTACGTCTACTAAAACTTCACGGGAACCTACTTTCTTGTACTCCCATTTAGGTTCAACACGTTCTTTTTGCTTTTGCTGTTCCACTAGCCGATCTTTAAGATCCATCAACTTCATTAAACTGTTACGTTGCCACGCAGGTATGCCGCTGTCATCAGCAGGAAGCCCCGATCTGATTTGATTGGCCTGTTCTTCTGTTAATTCGCCAGATTTAAGTTTTTTATCAATATCTGCATTGATACTGACTAAATCGTCAAAACCAGCTATATCAGCCATTGCTTGGTTAACTTTGTCCCTTGATAGTTTTTGTTTTTGCTGACCTAATTCAAACTCGCGTTTTTTTGTTTCAGCTTCGCGCGCTTCTTTTTGTGCGGTTAACGCCTCACGCTTAGTTTGCTGATCCATAATATTAGTCAGCAATCGTGGTGCTTTAGCAGCAACAAGATTAAAATACTCCGGAGAACCAATTTCTACGCCCGAACCATGAATCTTTGCTAGTTCATTGTGTTGCACCGCTAAGTCTTGATCTTCTTTGGCTTTACGCGCGTATTCCTGCATCTGAAGCATATTCATTTGCCGCTGCTGACGCGCGCCTTCAAGCTGCGATATGGCAGCCATTTGGTTTATCGGCGATTCAATTTGAATCGGGCGAAAACCCATTGCGATAGATGGATCAATCTGTGCCATAACTTATCCTTAACTTATCCCACCCCAAGGCGTTACTCTTCTAGTGCCGCCAGCAGATGAAGCCCCCGCAGGTGGGTTAGCTGCTTTATATGCGTCGAGGTAGTTTTGTCCTTGATAGTAATTCAAGCCTTGCCCCAAAGCGTTTGATATGGCATTCGCAGTGCCCATGTAGCCAGAAGCGCGTGCGTTGCCTGCGCCAATAATATTAGCGCCCATAGCTTGGCCTAACTGACCTGCTTGCCCCGCTATATTAGCGGCTGTAGTTTGCCCCATACCCGCCAAAGATTGCAGCGGGTTCAAACGAGCCGCGCGTTCTGCTTGGTAGCGATTAAACGCATTGGTAAATTCCTGTGATCCTAGTTCTTGGCCGTAGCGCGTTAAGCCGCGCATGGTGTTGCCGGACAACAATCCCCCTCGCTGCGCTGCGCTGCTTTCCAACGCGCGCAGACCTTCTTTAAGACGGAAACCATAGCCGGGGTCGGCAGTGAACTTATCCATCGTAAATGGGTCATACCGCGAAGCCTCAATCAATTCAGGCAGTGCATTGACGCCTGCTTGGCGGAAAGGCTCTTGCAGTTCAACCTGACGATTGAACATGCGTTCCTGCGCAGCTGTAGCTTCTGTAGCAGCTCGCTCTTGCGCTTTAGCGGCTCTATTAGCCGCATACCCACCTATAATGGCGCTTCCTGCAATAGCTGTGGCGACCCATGTCATGATGCAACCCCTTTTAACAATCTTTCTTTAACGTCATTACGTGCGTCAAACAACGCGGTTGTGTCAGGCTCTATCAACTCTATTTCAATTTCATCAAGATCGGTTTTATCTGTACGATGGATCGTGATGCCAATTGAATCTACTACCGCCATTGTGACGCGTTTGGTGCCCGGTTTAGATTCCACTACATCGCCGGGCAGTAAAGTAATCATGCCGTTTTCAGTCCACGCCACAATTTCACCCATAGCGCACAAAAAGAAATGCGGCTCTTTATGCACCTTACCTACAATTAAAGTGCCCGCCGGACGAAACACTTTACGCATATACATGCCCGGCGAAAAATGATGTTCCGTAACCAATTCGGCTTGCGGCATCGTCACCATTTCAGCTTGCAAACGATCAATCTGTTCGCGGCTAGGCACAAAATGTTCTGTAATTTCGTTCACACCACCACCCATCGTGAGCCGCTGGCGACTGTCACCGTGGTGCCGCTGGCCACTGTTATCGGGCCTGCCGACATACCGGACGTACCTGCAGCAATTGTGTAGCTGGTGTCGATAGTTAAACTATTGACAAATATACCATTGCCCGCTACGAAATGCTCCGATGTTAATTCACCTGTGCTGGGTTTGTACAGATATTTGGCGTTGCTGGTATAGATGGTCGACAGCGCACCGGACGTGGCAGCCGCGAACGTTGGGTAGACGTTTGTCGACGTGCTGGTGTCATTCGTAATCGTTGCGCCTGAGCCGGTTGGCAACGCCCAGGTTGCTGTCGTGCCGTTTGATGTCAGCACGTAAGTATTCGCGCCAATCGGCAGGCGAGTCGAGCTGTTGACACCGTTGCCAATAATCAAGTCGCCCGTGCTAGTGACCGGCGACAAAGCGTTAAATGCCGCGCTGGCAGTTGTCTGGCCTGTGCCGCCGTTAGCGATCGGCAATGTGCCGGTCACCTGCGTAGTCAGATCCACGCCGGTCAGCGTGCCGCCCAGTGTCAGGCTGCCACTAGATGTGACCGTGCCGGACAGGCTAATACCGTTGACCGTACCGGTGCCGGACACGCTAGTGACGGTGCCGGTGTACTGGTCGTTCGACGTGATGGTGAAGTTGGGGTACGTGCCCGAAATGCTGGTCGTGCCCGCCCCGGTCAACGACACCACTTGGTCAGGCGCGGTGTTGGTGATCGTAAAGTTCGGGTAGGTGCCCGACGTGCTGATGCCCGTGCCGCCGGTCAATACCACGGTCTGGTCTGGCGCGGAGTTGTTGATGGTAATTGCTGCCGAGCCGTCATACGTTGTGCCGGCGCTGTACGAGATGCCGGTGCCGGCAGTCAGGGCGTTGGCTACACTGCCAGCCTGGCCGGTAATGTTGCCGGACACTTTGCTGCCGGCAATCGACGTAATCCATGTCGGGTCAGCATACGAGCCGGTTGTATAAACGCCGTTGGTGACAGTAGCGGCGTTGCCCGTAATGTCGATAGCCCACGTACCTGACGCGCCAGAACCTGTTGTGCTGGGTACGCTCAAGTTAGTGCGGGCATTCGCTGCTGTAGTGGCTCCTGTGCCGCCGTTGGCAACGTTTAACGTGCCCGCCATTGTGATGGTGCCGGAGGTCGTCACGGGCCCGCCAGAGGTCGTTAAGCCCGTCGTGCCGCCCGATACATTGACCGATGTGACCGTGCCTGACCCGCCGCCACCTTGATTGGCTTTATTGAGCAGGTTTAGGAAAAACCGGTACCAATCCCGCGAGACGAGCCCCGTCCGGTCGTCAGTGATGGGCGACTGATTTTTGGGTAGTTGCGGTTCGTTATCGGGATTAGGCATTGGTGCCGGTCAACGCGAGTTCGGCACCCATAATGGCGATCTTGACGGGGTCGGTGCCCGACACCTCGTACACGCGGTCACGCAGCTTGTCAGTCATGCCCAACCGACGCCAGAACGCTCTGAATCCGTAGTTGCCCATCTTGCCCATGCCGGCCCATTTCTCGTTCGACCATGTGTGGCCGCCATCATCCGAGAAGCGCAGCATGACCTGTGGGTCGTTTCCTTGGCCGGTGACTAGCCCAACACCTGTTTCGCATTCAAGTTGCAGGGCGTGCTGGGCGGTACGCTTCAAGTTGTTCTGACCGGTAGGCAGCGCCCGCCATGACCGCAGCCACTTCTGTGGCAGCGTGTCGTCAGCAAACACATCTAAATCGTAAGCGTAAATTTTGCCGTTCTGGAAGTCGCCAACAACCACTTCGTTGTTGAAAAACATCTGGCAGTTGGCGCGGTGACGGATGAACTGGCCATTGGCAAACCCGGCACGCTCATGCCAAGCACCTGTGGCCACATCGAACACCCAAGTCTTCTGAGCAGTCGGAAAGGTCAGCACGTAGAAAGCGTGGCCGTCTTGCTGGTAGGTAAAAGCGATTGCGTCTGAGATGGTGCCATAGCTCTGGATGGCAAACTCGACCGCGTGGGTTGAAATGCGCTGGCCAGTGTAGCCGTTGGCACGAAACACCACGCCTTGGCCACGGGCATCCGACCCTAGCCAGAACAGCGAGTTGTCCATCTTGGCCACTGAGAAGGTTGCTGCGCAGCCGATCTCGTTGACTGCACCTTGGATACGAGCCAGAGGAAACGGTGTGTCGCCTGCGTCGTACCAAACTTCAACCGATTGGGTGCCAAACAGCCATACCTCGCGGTGGTCGACAAACAACGAAATGAGGTTGTCCGGCATACCTTCAGCACTGGCAAACGACAGTGGGTCGAGCTGGGTGCCGTCAAGCAGCTCAGACGTCCAGAACTTCTGGGAGTTTGGCTCTTGGAAAACGAAATAGCCGTCCAAATAACCCACCGTCACTGCACCTGGAAAGTCTACGTCCGTAATTTCGGCGTACTCTTCAGTCGACGCGTCGTAGATGTAGCCATCAGGGTTGGCCGCAATAAAGAGCTGTGTGCCATTGTCGACCATCGAGACGGGGCCAGTACCGCTGACGTTACCCAGTGGTATCGATGTCCAATCGCTCGATATGCGGTAGAGCTTGCTGCCTGAGACGGCGTAGCCGTAGTTGCCGTACTGCCACAGCCCACGGATGGGGCCGGTACCGACAGTTGCCAGCTTACGTAAGCCTGGCGCCCGGTTCAAGTATGCAGGCTCCATACCTTCTGGTGCCGGTGTGGCTTCGGGGTACAGGTTCACCATCCGCGAGTCCGCAGCATTGACGCTGCGGGCGACGTAGGATTGGCCAAGAATCGGCGTCTTCACGGCTTAGAAGTTCCCGGCGTAGATGTTGTACCGCTGATGGGTTGCAACCAGCGAGTAAGGCATCGACATCACGTCGTCTGGGTTGTTGATGCGCTTCAGATTACGCTTGGACGTCATAGCAATCCGAACAACCTGTGGCATGGGTTCAACACCAAACTCGTTGGCTATTTCCATCGCCAAGTTGTACTTGAACGCACGCAGATAGCCTGGCGGGAACGACAGCACGGTGTTCAAAGTTGCGGGTTTATCCAGCTGCTGCACCGACACAAAATGCCACTCCAGCAAGCGTGTGGGCTTGGGGTAGATCGTCATGGTGATGTCTGGGAACGTGTTGTTCACAAACATGACCTGAGGGTAAGTGCTGGTAACTGTCTTGACCGCAATGCCGTCGTACTGCTGCTGGTTAATCAGCTTGATGCCGTAAGACACGTTGGTCTGCGGATCGCGGAAGTACGTCGCGTCGTCAATCAGAATAGGCCGGTTACCAACAAAGTCGCCGGTCGGCCCGAGCGTGCGAGTGATAGTGTCAGTTGGCCAGTTAAACACCTGATCTTCGGTGCAAAACACGGCTAGGCGCTCAGTATTCCACGAATCAATCATCTGATTCATGGCGGTCAATGCGTCTTGCGCTGCCTGCGGGGATGGCTCTTCACCTTCAGCCAGCTGGCCTATGAGCCGGAGCGACGCTTTGATCTGGTCGAAGGCGGTTGCCATTTACACTCCTTTAAGCTGCCGCCTCTACAGTGGTGCGGCTACGACGACGTTTAACTTCCAGTTCATTGGCTGGTGCCGCCGCTTCAGGAGCTGAAGGCGTGTCGGGATTATAGCGTTCCCAGCCGTTTTGTTCATCAAATTCTGCCTCCATCTCCATATTGGCGATTTTGGTTCCGTGAACAGAGTGCTGTAAGTAAATAATAGGCATGTAGAAACAGGGCGGCTTTCGCCGCCCCGCCTGCTTAGTTAGAAGCGATTAGATTCAGTGACTCCAAGCGTGCTTCTACTTGGGCCAGCCGAGTCTGCAGGTTAGCAATTACTGACAACACGGTATTGCCTTCATCTTTGGTCGCAAAACCAAAAGGTGTGGTTTGAGTGAGGTCTTGAATTGCATAGTCCGGCGTACCGGGAGCCGTACTGGTGATCGTAGTCAACTGAGCGGTCAACGCGGCGGGTTGAGTCACCGGCGTTGCGCCATAAAAGCCTACGGTGCCACCTGACGTACCGATAACCGCACCGTCCAGTTGCTGATCTTCATAAGCAACACCAATCGGTTTGGTATTAGGCATGATAGCTCCTTAGATTAAGAGATACGGTACAGCGTCCAAGAGCCGTCGCCGGTCTTGCGAGCGCGGAAGTGGCCTGAAGTGCCTTCAGTCACCGCCATAGCACCCACCAGAGTCCAGCCAGTAGCCGTAGCAACCGTTACGTCGTCAGTACCGGCATCGATATTGATAACGTAGAAGTCAAATGCTGCGTTGACTTTAGCTGCGCTAGAAATGCCTGCTTCCAGATCAGCAACGGTTGGCAGAGTCAGATTGCCAGCAGTGCCGTTGAAAGTGAACAGAC